ATAAAGAGGGCCATTGGAATATCGGCACTCTGTCACGCACAACAGGCGTTGACGTTGGTTCTTTTCGATTCCCGCTTTGGTTCGACGCGAGCGGCAATCTATATAACCAAGAAACCGGCTACTCGCATGATTCACCGCCGTTTGTTGAGAGCGGTCCGATCGCACTAGGGTCAGGTGAGAATCTAATGAAGGTGAATGAAATTATTCCAGATGAGCGATCCCAGGGGCAGTGTACGTTGACGTTTAAGAGCCGCTTTTACCCGAATGGGGCAGAGTCTAGCCACGGTCCGTTTACGCTTGCTAACCCCACAGGAGCGCGTTTTCAAGGCCGTCAAGTGCGTATGCGTATCAATGGGTCGGAAGTTGATTTCCGTGCTGGAAAGATGCGATTAAACGTAGTTGAGGGCGGTAAGCGTTGAGCTTTCAGCTACCCCAGGCAATCGGTCCAGATTGGAAGCTATGGGGCCGCAAGCTAATTGATGTTTTATCTAGCACTCGATCACAATTAGTCTATTACGTCACTGGTGATTCGGCTGCGAGTGAGGGTGTCATTTTGTGGGATCGCAGCGGCTACCCGGTGGTCACAAAGTCTAGTGCATTTCGACAGGTGCTGATGGGGGGAGGGTGTGGGCAGTTTTACGCGACTACAACGCAAACAGCAAGCCAGGCAAATATCGCTTACGCCATCACTTGGAACTCGGCGTCAACAATCGACGGTCTTGCAATCAACGGCTCGGACGCGACAAAGATTGATGTCTCAGAGGCGGGTTTACTTGAGATAAACGTGACGGCTCAAGCAAGCTCATCATCAAGTTACAACGGGTTTTTGTGGGTGAATGTCAACGGGACCGATGGTTACGCGGTTAAAAAGACAGTCAACGGCAGCGATATGATCACTCACACCGCACTGGTCTCTGTCGCCGCTAGTAATTATTTAAAAGTGTTCTATGCCGTGTCCAACACGGGGCTCACTTTGCCAAATACAGCAGCTTCATCACCTATTCCAGCAATTCCTGCAGTGCAGGTTACGATTAACCGCGTTAAACAATAGTGTCTTTAGCCGACGAGCTCAATCGGTGTAAGCCGTGGATTGATGGCGCCTTGGAGTATTGCGGCGGCACGCATTTATATGAAGACATCGTTGATGGAATAACCACGGGTAGTTTGCAGTTTTGGCCTGCGCCAAATGGTTGTGCCGTCACAGAAATAATTATTTTTCCGCGCAAGAAAGTGTTCCATATTTTTCTTGCTGGCGGCGAAAAAGATCAGATCGTTGATATGGATGAGTCAGCGGTTCAGTTTGCAAAAATGCAGGGCTGCACATCAATGACAATTGCAGGCCGACGAGGCTGGGCGAGAGTCTTAAAGCAAAAAGGGTGGGCAGAGGCGTTCACGACACTTCGAAAGGAAATTTAATATGTCATCTGGTGGAAAAGGCGGGAGCCAATCAACAGTCCAAGAAATCCCAGAGTGGATTAAACAGCCAAATATAAGAAATATGGCACGCGCAGAAAACGTGCAAAAGATCGGATATATGCCGTACTACGGCCCTGATGTTGCTGGATTTACTCAGCCACAACAGCAGTCGATGCAGGCTAATCTAGATGCTGGTGCAGCGTTTGGCTTAATTGACCCTGGCATGAGCGCAATGGACGGTATGCCCGAAGCGCAAGACTTTGGTGGTCTGAGCGGGTACTCATCTGCACCATTGTTTGAGATGGCGGTGTCTGAGATGCAGCGAAAAGCGCCTGCTTACGCAGATAAATATGACAATTTATTCGCGTCGAACACCGGGCAAGGGTCAATGAATAATCCTTACATGCCGATCAATTACAACGGTTATGGCGGTAGCTTTCAGATGCCTAACTTTGATCAAGGTCAATCGGAGCCTGCGAGTATTGGTCCTAATCCGACGTATGTTGATCAGGCAATGACGCCAGAAACGACACAGTTTTATGCTGATGAGCAAGCGGCAGCAGATGCCGCAGCACTTGTTGCGCAACAAGAAGCGGCGGCGCAGGCTGAAAGAGATGCGGCGGCGAGACAACAGCAAATGGATGATTTTAATCAACGGTATCCAAATGGGTTTGATTTTAGAGGCATAATCTAATGGCAAATGGTGGAAGAGTGGGCGCAGCGCCTACAAAAATGCGTAACCCCATGCAGCCAGCGGGTGTGGGTAATCGTCAGGTATTAGAGCCAAAAGCGTCGCTTGATAATTCGTATTTGCAGAATAGGTCACCGGGCTGGGTTATATCTGGTGGTCCTACTCCAATTGTGCAAGACCCTGTCACTTTGCAGCCGCCGGTCGCTCAAAGTTCTACATCATTAACACCGCCAGGGTTTGCAGATGAAGTTTCAAGACGCGATCCGACTGAGGGATTTCTGCCAGAAGGGGGACTTAATCTAGATCAGAGCCCAAGCCGTAAAGAATTTGATCCCTCTCAGTTTCGCATGAGCGGCGGTAATGGCGGTTATAGTCATCACGGTATTTTTGACGGCATACCAGAAGGTACTAACGCAACTAGTCCGACTCCACGCGCACCAAATATTAATCAAACAGCGGCAACAGGAATTAATAACGCAATTGCTGGCGCAACGAACGAGATGGGTTACCGGCCAATGGCGATTAATCAGTCAGGCTACAATGCGCGTGGCGCATTTGGTCAAGGTTATAACGCTGCCGGAACATCTGGTGAGGGTTATCGCGCTGCTGGAACTACGGGCCGTGGTTACCAGGCGTCTGGCTCACAGGGGCAAGGCTATGACGCTGCGCAGGCAGGCAGTCAGGGATTTAACGCAGCGGGTGTTGATTCGCAAGGGTATGCATCGACTGATGCGGCATCGCAAGGTTATAACTCACAAGACACAGGCTCTGTAGACTATGAGGCTGCGCAAACAGGCTCCCAAGGTTATGGCGCGCAGAATACAGCGTCAACGGGATACGGCGCAGAACGTCTTGGCTTTTCGCCAACTGTAAATTCGCAGAATGTACAAGCCGGTCAAATTGCAAATACTGACCTCTCGGCATACATGAATCCATATGAAGATCAAGTGGTTCAAAGCAGCCTGTCTGACCTCGATAGGGCGCGTCAGATGCAACAAGCACAAGCTGGTGCTCAAGCCGGTGCTGCGGGGGCGTTTGGGGGGTCTCGGCAAGCGTTACTAGAAGCTGAAAACAACCGCAATTACTTCGATCAGGCATCAAGGACAGCGTCAGGTTTGCGTCAAGCTGGGTTTCAAAATGCGCAGAATTTAGGGCTGTCGGATATTCAAACGATGATGCAGGCTAACTTAGCGAATCAGGGTGCAAACCTGCAGGCTGACACATTGACTGCAAATCTCGCGCAACAAGCCGGATTGGCTAACCAATCGGCGGCAAACAGTGCAGGGCAGTTTGGCGCTCAAGCTGCAAATCAAGCTGCAATGGCCAATCAAGCTGCGCAGAACCAGGCGTCACAATTTGGCGCTGCGTCTGCAAACCAAGCCTCTTTATCCAATCAAAATGCTCTAAATCAGGCTGGGCAATATGGGGCATCTGCACAAAATGCCGCACTGATGGCAAACCAAGCCGCTGCAAACAGAGCGTCAGAGTTTGGGGCAAGCGCAGCCAATCAGGCTGACTTAGTAAATGCAGCGGCGTCTAATCGTGCGTCAGAGTTTGGCGCAAGCGCAGCTAACCAGGCAGCACAACAAGCAGCACAACAGCAACAACAAGCTGCAATGTTCCAAGCGCAAGCGGCAAATCAAGCGCAGTTAGCCAATCAAAATGCTTTAAATCAAGCATCACAATTTGGAGCACAGGCGCAAAACACCTCTGGTCTTGCCAATCAGGCAGCTTTGAATCAAGCGGGACAGTTTGGCGCGCAGGCATTAAACACAGCAGGTTTATCGAACCAAAATGCATTAAATCAGGCGGGTCAGTTTGGGGCTTCCGCAAGGAACGCAGCAGGCCTTGCCAATCAAAATGCACTAAACCAAGCCGGGCAATTTGGCGCATCTGCAAGGAACACAGCCAATCTGTCAAATCAAAATGCAACAAATAATGCGCGCCAGTTTAACGCCAATCAGAATATGGCGGCGCAAATGGCTAATCAAAATGCAGGTCTGCAGGGCAGTCAGCAACGGCTCGCCGCAGGCAATCAACTTGGTAATCTAGCAAACCTTGGGTTTGGTATGGGCCAGACTGTTAACCGAAATCTCGCGCAAGACGGCGCAATGAAGCAAGGGCTGAATCAATTGTTAATCGATGCGGTCAAGAATCAATATGCGGGTTATACCGGCGCGCCACAGCAATCGCTTGGTCTGTTATCTCAGGCTCTTGGTGTTGCACCTGTTCCAACTAGCGAAACAACAAGCAAAACGCCAGGGCTATTCGATTATCTCACTCTTGGTGCTTCAGCAATGTCCGATATGCGCTTAAAGACCAATATTGAGCAAGTCGGCAATTTGCCAAGTGGGTTGGGAATCTACACTTGGGATTGGACTGATGACGCAATTAATGACGGATTGGCAGGTGACATGACAATTGGTGTGCTTGCGCAAGAAGCGCAGGTGTTAGCACCTGATGCTGTAGTCACAACGCCGTCTGGTTACTTTGCTGTTGACTATGCCAAACTTTTAAAAGGGCTTTGATATGTATGATCCAAACAAAGATCAAGAAGAGATGCTTCGCAAAATCGTTGCATCGCAAATGGTTGCACCTGAGATGGTTGCGCCGCCGATGGAAGCTCCGACAGCGCCTGCGATGGACGTTGGCGCCATTGTGCCGCCACCGCCTACATTCAATGTAAATGAGTCGCCTACAATTGATCAACTGTTAAGTAATTTTGCTCAAAACTATTCTGCGCCAGACGCAATCACGCCTGCGCAGATGGGGCCAGTGCAGCGCGGCGGTGGGATGATGACATTAAATGCGCCACCAATGGCGGCATATGGCCAGGGGATGATGGGCGTCACGCAAGACGAGGAAAAAGACGGATTGCTTAATCGGCTACTAGCGAAATTTAAATCGCAAGGTGGGGCATTAGCATGACACCAGAACAGATGCAGGAAGAGATGGATCGGTTGCAAAAAATGGGCGCGTTCTCTGGCTCTGGACGGCCAATGCAAAATGCAGTTGATCAGTCGCAGGCAGGTATTGCTGGGATGAACTCGCAGATGGCGGCAATGCAGCAAGGTGGCGCATTTAAAGGCGCAGAGCCGCCTGGTCTTTTGTCGCGCCTGGGAACAGGCATAAATAACTTTCGTAACGACCCGGAAAAAATGGCTCGGCTGACGATGGGCCTTAATTCAATGCGGTTAAACCCAAGCCAGGGGATTTCAGCGGCGGCGCAGCAGACAATACAGACAGCGCAAGAGGATCGACGATTAGATAGTCGCGCCAACGCAACTATCAAAGCACTGCAGGCGCAAGCCGCATCAGACCCTCTTGCAAAGGTCGCTTTAGAGGCAATTCAAGCAAATCCAAGTGCATATTTAGAAATTTTTAGTGCCTATGCGAAAGAGAAAATTAAAGGTAAGGATGCAGTTACTCAAATGTCTGGTATTCGTTTAAATGCTATGCCTGGCGGTGGTGCTTACGATCCGAAAGCAATGTACAACGTAACCACTGGCCCTGATGGGCAAAAAGTAAGCAAGATTGGTGGTGGCGGCACAACGGTAATAAACAGCGGTCCACCTACATTACCACCAGGATTAAAGAAACTTGATGAAGCATACGCAACAGATCATTTAGCTTGGACCAGAGGTGGCGGCGCTGACATGGCGGCTAACGTGGCGCAAGTTAACACTGTTCTGCAAAAGCTGGAGGCGGGTGAGCAGTTGACCGGCCCAATGATCGGGGCAGTTAATAATGTCGGCTTGTTGGGGCTGGTCAACCCCGAAGCCGAAAACGCTAAAGAAATGATTCAAGAAGTTGTTCAGAGAAATCTGAGAGTTATTTTGGGGGCGCAATTCGCGCAAAAGGAAGGTGAACAATTAATTTCTAGAGCCTATAACCCAACATTGCCTGCTGCCGCTAACGCAAGGCGATTAAGAAAACTCTATCAACAGATGGAAGTGTCGCGGCAACAGCGTGACGCAATGGCTACGTATTTTAATGAAAAATATACCTTACGAGGTTACACGGGACCGCAACCTAAAATTGGCGACTTTTATACGGCGCTGTCTCAGTTTGACGTAGGGCAAGAGGTAAATGGTTACAAGTACATGGGCGGCGATAGCAATGTCGAAAGCAACTGGGAAAAAGTGAAATAAAATGGAAGATCAGAAGCCGTGGACCATAGAAAATCAAATGGAACAAGATGTAAAGCCTTGGACTATTGAGGACGCTAATGTTGACAATCAGCCGGTTGAGAGCCAGTTAGGCAGATCGTTTATGCAGGGCTTAACCGATTATTCTGCCGATGAAGCGGAGGCATTTGTTTTAAGTAATCTACCCGATGCAATAACCGGCAACCCTCAAACGTACCAGCAGGCAAGGGACAAAATCAGAAACGATTTAGCGGTATATAAGCAGGCAAACGGCGGCAAAGCATTTGGCATGGAGATGCTCGGCGCAGTTACTCAAGGCGTTATAACTGCGTTTGCAACAAAAAATCCTCGCGCAGCAATTGATTCGCCAATGAAAACTTTAACGCAAAACGCAATAATGCGTAATGCACAGCAAGGCGCTAGAGCCGGTATCGGAGAATCGGAAGCAGATTTAATGGAGGGTGATGTTTCCGGTTTGGCAGCAGACACTGCAAAAGGCGCTGGTTATGGTGCTGCTATTGGCGCACCGTTAGAAAAAGGGCTTGGCGCCATTGGCGATACTGTTTCACGGTATGGTGGCGAGTTTTTAGAAAGTTTTACTCGCCAGGGTAAAGCCGTAAACAAGTTGGCCGAGCAATTAAGCATTTCCCAGAACGCCGCCAATATTATTTTCAAAATGGCTGCGCAAGGGATGAATTTGCAATCAATGGTTGCCAATTTACGCAAGGCTGGTGATCAAGGCATGATTATTGATGCTGATAAAGCAATTGCGCAGTTAGGTGACGCTATTCAAGCGTCAGGCACACCAAATGCTGGAAAAATAATTACCGACGCAGCGCAAACAAGGGCAGTTAATCAAGCAGAGCAATTACGTCCAACAATGGACGCTACCTTGGGGCAGCCCCCAGAGGGTATGCAGACAGCAGTTGATGCTGTTGCATCGCGCACAGCCGGTAAACGAGAGGCGGCTTATGAATTAGCTTATTCACGGCCAATAGATTATGCATCAAGTGCTGGACTGTCAATTGAGCAGATATTTGATGACTTATCCAAAAATGCGCCGCGTGAGTTCAAAGCTGCAATTCAAAGCGCTAATTTAAATATGGCTGCTGATGGTAAGAAAAATATGCAATTAATGGCTGAAGAGTTAGCCGATGGGACGTTTCAAATAAAACAAATGCCTAATATGATCCAACTTGACTACATAAAACAAGCTTTACAGGCGACGTATGATCGAACTGGTGATATAGGTTACAAGAAATTCTCAGAGCAACTGAGAGATGCCGGTGTTGAAGCTGTACCGGAATATGGCGCTGCGTTGAAGTTAGGCCAAGAAAAAATAATTGAAACTGAAGTTATGCAAATGGGCGGTAAGTTTTTGCAAGACAATGTAAAGTTGGATGCGCTTAAAAATTCAGTAAACAATGCCTCCGAAGTGGAGATGGATGCTATTAAGTTAGGCGCCCGAAACCAGATCGAAGAGATACTTGATCAAACGCGCAAAAACATTGGCACTGTTGGCGATGATAAATCGGGCGCAACAGCAGAAGAGTCGCGCAAGTTACTTCGCATTTTATCGTCAAATGCAAGTCGTAAAAAATTAGCATTAATTTTAGGTGATAGCGAGGCGCAAGTATTGTTTAACAAGTTAGATCAAGTTGATGCAGGTTTACAGCTATTAAATAGTGTTGGAGGAAACTCTGCTACCGCTATCCGCACTCAGCTAAATGACACCCTTAACGATATTTTAGAGCCTGGGATTGTAGGCTCTGCAGCGCGAGGAGATATACCCCAACTACCAAGAAAGCTAGTGCAGATGGTTACCCAGCAAACCCCAGAGGCATTGGCAGAACAAAAAGATGAAATTCTTTCTGAGGTTGCCACCGTGTTAACTCAAGCGCGGGGCAGAGAGGCTGAAGCTGCGTTAAAGCTACTTGATCAGGCGCGTCAAGGAGCAATATTATCTAAACCTCAATCAGCTTTTATTAGCAAAACATACGAGTCCATTAAAGCGGGTGCATCTGGTATACCTAGTGGAATTAATCAAGGCGTCAAGCAGCAAGTGATTGAAGCTGACCCATTGGAAGCCGTTTATAAATAAAGTTAAGCATCTAATTACTCAACCGCCTACGGGCGGTTTTTTTATGCCCGAGGAAAAAGCATGGAATTGAAAAAACTTGATGACGATGACATCAAAAACATTGCCGCCGACGCAGTCGATAACGCCGAAGATTTTATTAATTCTGAGATTGTCGAAGACCGTTTAAAGGCGCAGCGGTATTACGATGGCGGTGTCGATATTGGTGAGGAGGATGGTAGGTCAAGAATCGTCAGCACAAAGATTAGGGACAAGATCAGAGCAATTAAACCAAGCCTAATGCGCGTGTTTTTATCTACTGACAAGCCCGTTGAGTTTGCGCCTATGGGCGCCGATGACGCGCAATTTGCAGAGCAGGCAACGAAGTACGTCAATTACAAATTCAATCAGTTAGGCGGCTACCGAGTGCTGTCTGATGCGTTTCAAGATTCGCTGCTTAAAAAGTGCGGCATCATCAAATGCTATTGGGATGTTGAGAAAAAAAGCGAAGTATTTGATCATCAGGATTTGCCTGACCCTGAGTTTTCGATGATCGTCAACGACCCGCGAGTGCAAGTTATTGAGCACACCGAAACGATAGAAATGGAAATTGATCAAATGGGCATGGAGGTCCAGCGTTCAAGCCACAATGTAAAAGTATCTGTTGAGGAAGAGTACGGCGATCTAGTCATCGAGTGCGTTCCACCAGAAGAGTTTTTTGTATCGAGCGAAGCTACGAGCTTAGAAGATAGCTATGCGGTTGTGCACAAGCGCGAAGTGCTCGTTGCTGACCTAGTTGCGATGGGATACGACTTCGAGGTTGTGTCTGAATTGACGGGGCATGACACCGACAATTTTGCTGACGAAGAGAAATTTGAACGTCAGAATTTTAGTCTCGACGATAATGAAGAGCGACTTGATCCGTCGATGAAAAAGGTCATCGTGTCTGAAGTTTATATGAAGATTGACGTAGACGGCACAGGCAGTCCCTCGCTGCACAAAATTTTGCTAGGTGGCGCCTCAGATGAGCTTTTGGACTATGAGCCCTGGGGTCACTTGCCCTTTGCACTTTTTGAGCACGATCCGCAGCCACATACGGTTTTTGGTCATTCACTGGCTGACATTCTTTTTTCGGAGCAAGACGCTGCAACCGCAATGCTGCGCGGTGTTTTGGATAATGTCGCGCTGACTAATAATCCAAGGACAGAAATCGTTGATGGAATGGTGAACAACGATGATCTGCTAAACAATGAGATTGGCGGCATTGTTAGAACAAAGCAGCCTGGCTCCATAACGGCCCTAACCGTGCCTTTTGTTGCTGGGCAGACGTTGGGTGCAATTGAGTATTTTGACGCTCAAATCGATCAAAAAACGGGTGTATCGGCGGCGTCATCAGGACTTGACACAAATGCCCTAAACAACACCACCGCAACGGCTGTAAATGCTGTTGTGCAGGGCTCTGCGTCACAAATCGAAGTGATGGCGCGCAATCTGGCCGAAGGCGGCGTTACTCAGCTATTCAAACTAATGCTGAAGTTAACTGTAGAAAATTGCGACAAAATTGAAATGCAGGCAGTCGCTGGCGCGGATTATATGCAAGTCGATCCGCGTTATTGGAACAAAGAAATGGATGTTACTTGCAACGTCGGCCTTGGAACGGGTAGAGAGGGAGAGCGCCTGGCGGCGCTGCAGCAAGCCTTAGATATGCAAGTGCAGATTTTCCAAAATTACGGCCCGACGAACGGGTTAGTCGGCATGACTGAGATCAGAAATACCCTGGCAGATATGCTTGCGCTTGGCGGTCTACGCAACATCAATCGCTACTTCAAGCCCATGAACCAAGAGCAAGAGATGATGCTCATGCAGCAGGCGCAGGGCGGTGAAGAGCAGCCGATGGACCAAGCAACTGCTTATCTCCAAGCGGAGCAAATTAAAGCCCAAGCTAAATCGCAAACGGATATGGCGCGTTTGCAGATTGATGCTCAGAAAGCTATTGCGCAAGACGATCGACAGCGCGATCAGATGGACCAAGATTTGCTTGTAAAAGCCGCCGAAATTTACGGCAAGTATCAAACCAATGTCGATGTGCAAGGCGTTAAACAAGCGCAGGCGGTCCCCAGGTATCCACAAGAAACCCCAGCACAAGCAGTGACCGGCGGTAGATTTTGAATTCAAAAGAAAAGGCTCAAAGGTACGCTCGGCTTGCTGCTGATGATGTGTTCCAAGAGCTCACAACGGATGTCAGAAACGACGCTATCGGCGTTTTTCTTTCGCAGCCTCGCGACGATGAGGCGATCACCCGCGCACGCAATTTAATTGATGCGCTCAACTCCATCGAGACCAAAATCAACTCCGTTAAATTGGACGATCTTGTCGATGACAAAAAGAGGAAATCAGCATCGTGGAAACGACTGAAAAAATAATGATGGACGGCAGCATCGAATCTGCCGCAGAAGCACTCTTGCAACCCGCAGCGGTGGTAGAGGATAAGGATGAGGCGCTTGAAGCCGAGCCTGAAACTGAAACCGCAGAATCTGACGAGCCCGAAAGCGAGCCAGAGGAGGAACAAGAAGATTTAGAAGACGAAATTGACGATAGCGACGAAGACGATGCCGTTCAAGAGGAGCAGTCTTACACCGTTAAAATTAACGGTGAAGAGAAGGCCGTATCCCTCCAAGAGCTCAAGCAGGGTTACTCGGGTCAGCAGTTCGTTCAAAAAGGGATGCAAGAAAACGCCCAGGCGCGAAAGCAAACTGAGCAGGTTTATAACGCCCTTTTAGAATCTCGTCAGCAAGTGACTGATTTATACCAGCATCTGCAAAATGGTAACGTAGCTCGGCAACCAGTTAAGCCAGACATCGCTTTGTTAGACACCGATCCAATCGGATACGTCGAGCAAAATGCGCGGTATGAGCAAGATATGGGCGCCTATCAAAGTGAGATGCAAAAAATTCAACAAGTTCAAAACGACCAACTCCATGCTCAAAATTTAGCACTTGAAGCGCATCGCAACCAGGAAATGACACGTTTGCTTGAGCTCATGCCCGACCTAAAAGACCCGTCCAAAGGCAAGGCAATGAAAGAGCAGATGTTAGCAACTGGTAACGAATATGGTTACTCGCCGGATGAAATATCCGCGATCGTAGACCATCGCGCAATTCGCGTGCTTGACGATGCTCGTAAGTATCGAGAGATCATGGACAGCAAGTCAAAAGCTGTTGAAAAAGCAACTCAGAAACAGAGAACGAAACCCATAAAAGCAGGCAGTAAAAAAATCAGTTCCTCGCAGAAAGAGCTTCGCAACAAACAGCAAAAACTCCGAAACTCCGGCTCAATCGATGACGCGGTCGCGTTAATTTTGGGCCAATAAACTTGAGGAATGTAAAATGGCACAGCCAAGCAATACTTTTGACAGCTATGATGGGGCTAATTCCATCCGTGAAGACCTCTCTGGTGTTATTGAATCAGTATCACCCGAAGAGACTCCTTTTTACTCAACGTGTAAAAAAACCAAAGCAACTGCAACCCTGCATGAATTTCAAACAGATGCTCTAAGAGCTGCTGGAGCCAATGCGCACATTGAAGGCGATGCAACGACAGCAGAGGCACGTACTGCAACTACCCGGCTTGGAAATCGCACTCAGATTTTCAAAAACGCGGTTGTCGTTCCTGATACGGATTCCGGTCTGACGAAGGCTGGAAAAAATTCAGAAATGGCGTACCAAGTTATAAAAGTCGCAAAAGAGCAAAAGCTGGACATAGAGTTGGCGCTTTTTGCTAACAATGCGTCTGTGGCCGGTAATGCTACAACTGCTCGCGAGCTTGCGGGTGCTCCAGTTTGGATGACTACGAACGATAGTTTTCTGACAAACAGCAGTGGCGCTGCGCCGAACGGTACGGGCGGTGCTCGGACTAACAACGGTTCAACGCGAGTGCTTGATCAGGCTCTGTTTGATGGCGTGATGGAATCCATCTGGACTGCGGGGGGGAGCCCCGATACTGTTTACCTGTCGCCGTTTCAGATGAACAAGGCGCTCGGGTTCACTGGTAACAACAACCAACGATCGCAGGTCCAGGCTGGTGATCAGAAGGTTGTTAAGTCGCTCGACGTTTATGTCACTCCTTGGGGAACGGTTGAGTTTCAGCCATCCCGGTTAATCGAAGGGAGAAATGTAATGATATGTCAAAACGATATGTGGAACGTCGCTGTACTACGTCCCACTAAAAATGTCGAACTGGCAAAATCTGGCGACAACACTACTCGTCAGGTCGTTACTGAATTGACGCTTGTCAGCAAGAACGAAGCAGCGTCAGGCATTATCTGCGATTTAACAGCAGCGTAAACTAGTAGTAAAACTAAGCCTCACCCTCGCAAGAGGGTGGGGTTTTTTTTGGGATTTTTTATGGCAAAGCCAGCAAAGGGCAAGGCTAGGGTGAAGGTCACCGCGAGCGGTAGAAAGGTGTCTTATGGCCAAGCAGGTAAAGCAAAGTCTGGAGGCGCTCGCGTCAAGCCAGGCACATCTAAAGGCGACAGCTACTGTGCTCGATCGCTGGGCATAAAGAAGGGTCTGCCAAAGAAAAAACAGAGCGATCCGAACACACCCAATAATTTATCGCGCAAGCGTTGGAAATGCGCTGGCGCAAAGTCGAGGAGGAAGTAGATGAAGGGCGTTAAACATTACAAGCGCGACGGGACTGAGCATAAAGGCACTATGCACAAAATGCCAAATGGGTCGTTACATTCCAACAAATCGCACACTAAGACAAGCGTTCCGCTTTTTCATTTCAAAGACCTCTCGGCGAAAGCCAAGACGAAAGCAAAAAGGAAATAACGATGCCAGGTTTATATGCAAACATCCACGCCAAACGTGCGCGAATCAAAAAACAGAAGGCCGCTGGCAAAAAAGTTGAAAAAATGCGCACGCCTGGGAGCAAGGGCGCCCCAACTGCTACATCTTTTAAACAATCTAAAAAAACTGCGAAAAGGAAATAGAAATGTACAAGACAAAATCGAAGCCTGCTTCAAAGACTAAAAAACCCGGTGGCAAGAAAAAGAGGAAAAAATAAATGCTAATCAAAGAAACGATTACGCCGATTCACAACGGCATCGAAATTCGTAAGCAATTTGACAACAATCCGTATTTGGAAGAGGCCAAGCAAATTAGAGATCAAGGGCTCGGGCAGACAGGCGAGAACCGCCTAGTTGGCAGAATCCCTGTTCACCTGGTCGCCGAATGGGTAAAGGAAGCGGGAATCGCCTGGTCAGATAACGAGGCTAAAAAAGATTTGATTCACAAGAAAATGCTGTCGGGTGAATTCGACGCTTTTCGCGTTTGGAAAGGAAAATATTAATGGAAATTAAAATCAGCACGCTCATCTCTCTCATTCCTGTCTTGATCGTTGGAAGCGGCGCCATTGCCTCGTTTAGCACATTGTCTAGCGACACTGAGTCAAACCATGAGGATATCCAGGAGAACGAGGTTCGACTAGAACGTCATCAAACGCAAATCACTGCGCTCGATAAAGAAGTCGCGACGATCAAAGTTAAGGTTGAGCGCGTCGAAGAGGTTACAGCCGAAACAAAAGATGATGTCAAGCAAGTGCTTTTGATCTTACAGCAACGTCAACAGTGATGAATGAACATCATAGTGTTTGCGCTAGTTGTTGTTTTGGACGCCGACACTGGCGTTGAGAGAGTGGCAAGCCATTGGTCGCGCTTACAGCACTGCCTGAGCGATGCTCGGTTGCTAAGTAGGCGAGAAGACAACTACCGACCGATCGTAGCTTATTGTAAGCCGGTCGAAGTTGATCCTGCGGAAGTTACAGTGCTCGGCTTGGAGGCTACGGATGGCTAAACAACCTTTTTTTGATCCTTTTCTAAAAACTATGCTTTGTATTTTTTTACTTGTGTTAATTCTGTGGGGTTTTGAATGAGTATTCTTGCGACACTGCTAGGCAGCGGAGATGTTATCTCAAAGGGTCTTGGTCTAATAGACTCAATGCATACTTCCAAGACGGAGGAAATCGAAGCAAAGACAAAAGCCAAAACGGACCTGCTGAGTGCTTACGCGCCATTCAAAGTTGCGCAGCGATACCTAGCATTGATCTTTGGATTTACTTTTGTCTCGTCGTACTTAATGGTTCTTGCGTTGTTTTTTACTGGGCGCGATATTGCCCAGGTACAAGAGATAATATCGTCGTTTAAGATCGATTGGATAATGCTCACGATCGTCGGGTTTTATTTCGGCGGCGGCGCGTTTGAGGGAGTTTTGGCGCAGAAGGGGAAAAAATGATTTTACCATTTTTAATACCACACAAATCCGATGAGGAGCGTTTGCGCGTTTTAAACATTGAACAGAAAGCTGAGATAGCTGCGCAAAAAGAATTGATCGAAAAATTAAAAATTAGACTTGAAGAGAAATTAAAAAATGACGGAAATGCGCTACTTTAAATTGTCCGATTTTAATTGCCAAGAAACCGGCAATAACGAAATGTGCGACAAGTTTTTGACTCGCTTAGATGATTTGCGTCACAAGACTGGTTTTCCGTTTGTTATTACCTCGGGTTATCGCGACCCGGCACACAGCATTGAGGCAGCTAAATCGAAGCCTGGCAAGCACGCCCAGGGTATCGCTGCAGACATAAAATATAACAGCAGTTTTCAAGCATATATGATCGTTAAAAATGCACTAGAAATGGGGTTCAGCGGCGTAGGAATCGCAAAGACTTTTATCCATGTTGACACGCGCAAAGATGTGCCAAAAATGTGGTGTTATTGAGTGTGTTGCATAACAAGACTGGCCTAAAACTGGCCTAAAACAGTATTTTTAGCAATATTTCTATTTAAACTATTGATTTTAAACAAGATAAATGGGGTGGACGACGGGGATTGAACCCGCGCTAATGACGGCGAGTGTAGGCCAGTGTCGGCTACAACCCGTATGAATGCTGACTTCTTATTTTTCGTGACCTACAGTGGGCGACATTGAACGGCATATCACTGGCCTAAATACTGGCCTAAATGCGCTTGTGCGCGGTTTCGGGTAATGGCTCAAATTGAGATAAATCCCGATCAGCCTGGTACTCGTCAATCATCTCGGCGTAGGTGTTATAAAAAACCGCAAGAGAATGCCCTAACTGTTGAGCGCACTTCCCAGGCAAAGTTCCTTTAGATAACAGTTCAGCAGCTCTAGTATGTCGGCAACAGTAAGGAATGCGATAACGTATTTGCTTTCGTTCTTGCGCTTTTTTCCAAGCTCTATTAAATTTTTTCGTATCTTTGTAAAACCCACCATCCTCATTTACAAAAAAATACGGACTGTCTATTCTAATCGGCATTTCTTTCATTGCTTCTCTTACCCACATCGGCACATAGACCTTCCTGCGGTGACCTGTCTTCGTCGAGCTTACTTCTCTGCCCCTCACAATTTGTTGGTGGACATCCCACTCTTCCCCGTTAAAGTCATTTCGCAGCAACCCCATTACTTCTCCAGGTCTAAATCCACAGCCAATCAAAAGCGCAAAGTAGACATATTTTTCGCCAGACAAACATGAAAGTATTCTGTCGCGCTCAATTGGTGTATATCGTTCAATTGGTTTTTTTTGCATTTTTTTAGTCTTGATGACTGCGGCTGGATTATTTTGCACTTCGGCGTGATACAGAACGCCGCGCAGAACGCCAAGAATATTGTCACGAGTTTTTTGTTCTACATCTATACTTGAAAGTGCGACCTTTATTTGGCGCGTAGTTATCGACGCGCAGGGAGTATTTGCAAAGAAGGGCATCCAGTGATTATTTAAAATGCTGAGATAACTAAGTTTTGTTGAGTGCTTGCAGTTTAGGGTTTTTAAATATTCACCAGCCATGTTTGCAAATGATTGCAAATAGGCCGGGTTATCTTCATCTGCAAAAGATAAACCAAGTTTCAGTTTTATTTTAAGCTCATTACGATATTTAGCTACACGCCTAACGTCAGCATCTTTATGTGGGTTGGCCGCAATGGTTTCTTGGTGGATAACCTTTCCACCGCCGAATATTCTGATTTCAAGACCGTTGTTTTTGGGTCTAACGCCTGTTGGGAATTTCTTATCCATCGCTCAAACTCCTCTGTGTCTATCATCGTCGTGCGACCAATTACATAATACTGTACGCCCTTTGTCCAATGGCGTTGCATCCAACCTGACACCGTAGATGCTTTTACGCCATGTTCATCGGCAAACTTAGCCTTATCTATCAGCATTGCCAGCCTCCATATAATATTCGGCAACACTGCATTTTTCAGAGTAGCGGTTAGTCACTGAAATCAGCTTTTTGTCGATAGCATAACCCTCACGCTTGAGCTCATGCACTCTTGCAGCGAGCCGTGTAATGCCCAATTCTTTCCAAGCATCAAGGGGCGTGATTGATTGCCCTTTTTCAAGATACTCCAATACTCGATTTGCTTGCGTCATAAGTCACCTCCTAAAAAGGAATGTCGTCGTCAGGGAATGCGTTTTGGGTAGGCGCTGGCGTTGGCTCTGGAGTCTGTTGCTTTGGCGCAGCTTTTTGCGAAGAGGTGTTTGTGACAACGTGAATGCCGTCCCCCTGGAATGCTGTGACATTTCCGACATAAGGCAATTCTTTGTGTTTGCCAGCGTCCCTCTCTTCTTTTGTTGTTTGTTCTTTAATGCCGCCGTGTTGACCATATTGATTTGGTTCATCTGGCGTGATCCAGCAAGTTAGGTTCGCGTATTTTGCGCCATTTTTGCCGGTGTAAAATCGTTCTTCGTTCAGCTTTGTAACGTCGATACTAAAATTCACTGCTAATGTTGTCATGTTTATTCTCCCTTAATTTTTTCAAGTAACTCATTTGTTTGCCCAACGCAATCTGCAACGGCGCCTTCTAATTTTGCGATGTATTTTTCATCCCGCTGAACACGAACCAAAACGTCGGGCATCGTTTCGTGGTACGAAAAAATGTCCCAGTGCTTGCGGCCCGTGACTAA